TACAAATCCAGCATCCAGTGGTTGATCTGGCAATGCGTTATCTCTAAATTCAATCACTTCGTCACCGTTGGCCAACACACCAGTTTTGAAATTATCCATGAGCATGATCTTGTTACTGAATTTGGCTGGATTGCTAATCGAGTTGTAAAAGATGCCTACTTTCATTGATCAACCTCGGTGTCAGGATCAGTTGACGCAGTAATAACTAGTTCTTTGTAGTCATCATCTACTATGTCAGTTTTCATGTCATGACTCCAATCTTTTGATTTGGTCATGGATATATTGCCTTCCTCGGGCAACAGATTGCGACCCATAATGTAATTGTGTATGTACATGGGTGTGATAAATTGATTGATGGCATTGTCAGCTGGATACCAATAGGGTTTATAAAATTTAATCAAGCCCAGAGCTGCGTCTGGAGTAAGAGCGTAGCCGCTGGCTCCGGGCATGCTAAAGTTTCTCCAAGGCACGGGACACGGAATCCCAGTGGGGTTTTCCAAAAATGTTTTGTTGGGTTCAGTTAAAAAACTTGATTTACCAAGACTCAATATTAGAACTCCTTCAAACTCCACTGGATTCCATCCTCGATAAAATTTAACATCATCTTCAAAAATCATGATGGGTTCATTGAGTTCTACACATTTATTCCACAAGGTATAATGACTGTAAAAACAACCAACTACTCCGGGACGACTGAGTTTTCCTATGTGATTTTCACCAATTACTTGACGCTCTATAATATTGTAGTGATAGCGTTTTTTAAACTCTTGATACATCTTGGGTCGAATCAATCGTTTAAGATCATCATCGTCAATGGTGCGATTTTTAATGCTGTAAGGATACAGAGTTTTTTTAGCTTTGGCAGCAAGTGTTACAGCAACGTCCCCAGGTACGCCTTCGTGTAGATAAGCGTCTAGTCCATAGGATTTTAGTGTTTCCAACATGTAAGCCGAGTGTTGCACACTGTGTTCGCGTGCTGGTAAGTAGATGATAAATGCTTTCATAGATTATATATGTATATAAATATTTAGCAACTCCAATATTACTATCAAGGAAAACACAATGTCATATAGTTTAAAATCAGGTAAGGCCGAGACTCTAGCATGGTTTCAGGCCAACGAATCGTCTATTGGCACCATAGTAGATATTGGACCCGGATCAGGCACATACATTCGACTCATAAAAGAAGAATCCGGCTGTTGTGTCAACGCTGAGTGGATTGGGGTAGAAATTTGGAAACCCTACATTGAAGAATTCCAGCTGGAAAGTCGGTATACTCGTATTTTAAATCAGGACATACGCACAGTAGATTGGGCTACATTGAATCCCGACGTGGTCATTGCTGGCGATGTGCTGGAACACATGACCAAAGATCAAGCCGTGGCACTGGTAGATCGCATACTGGCAGTGGCCAAAACATTGATTGTAAGTATACCCATTAGGTACATGCCGCAGGACGAACATGCCTATGAAAATCCTCACGAAGCACACATCAAAGATGACTGGAGTCACGATGAAGTTATGGCCACATGGGGTCATTATGTATTTGACTCATATCGCAAAAGCCAAAAAAGCAAGTTGGGTGTATATTGGTTAAGGAAACAATGAGAACATTAGCCCAGCTCCAACAAGACTTTGTTGAATTAAAAATACACCCTACCAAATGGTTAGGCGACAGTCCTTTGAGATTTGAAACCTATCAACGCTATGCCAGCCAGGTTGACAGCATAGTGGAGTTTGGTGTTTATACCGGACTCAGTACCTGCGCATGGCTGTCTGGTCGGCCAAAAAAATTACGCAGTTATGACATCACAGACTCTTACTTGTCTGTGTTGGACGAACTAAAACATTGCGCTGTTGCAAACGGCACTGACTTTGAGTTTGCCATAGCCAACAGTTTGGAAATAAACATTGAGCCTTGCGATTTGCTTTTTATTGATACTGTGCATACCAAGCCACATTGTTTGGCTGAATTGGATCGTCATGCTTGTCATGCTCAAAAGTACATTGTGCTCCACGATCCCACCGAGTGGCCCGGAGTGTTCGAAGCTGTGATTACATTTTTGCATCACAATCATGCATGGCACATCATTGAACATTGTAACAAAGGTTCTGGACTAGTGGTACTAGAACGCTATGCTTAACGTTGTATGTGTGTTGCGTCAAGGCGGCAAGGTGGGCTATGATGCCACGTGGGTAGAAAAATTAAAAAATTCTGTTGCTAGAAATTTAACATTAGAGCACCGATTTGTTTGTCTAAGTGATGTAGACGTTCCGTGCGAACGCATACCGTTGATCGGTGCCGGTGCTGGATTTTGGTCCAAATTAGAACTGTTTCGTCCTAACTTATTTGACGGACCTGTACTGTATATTGATCTTGACACTGTCGTTTGTGACAGCCTGGATGACATGGTCAACAGGATCAAAGACCAACCATTTGTTATGCTACTAGAAACAGATAAAAATGTAGTGTCTAGTGCTGTAATGTGGTGGCAAGGTGATCATTCGTACCTATGGAATCGGTATTTAGAAATCCCTTCTGAAAAGATCAAAGAACAATATTCAAAAATGCCCAGATACGGTGATCAAGCATTTATAGAAGACTACACCAGGCATACATTACTACAGGAACATGTTCCGGAATCGTGGGTAGGGTGGTCCAGTCAGCCAGTGCCGCCGCCAGATACTAAAATTTTAATTTTTAGAAAAGTAAGTCAAAAACCCAGCACTATGCTGGATCACCCACTGGTGCAACAGCACTGGCACTAGTTTCGTTGCAAGCAGTATTCTGTAAGCATGCGTTCTTTGTGCCACTCTTCGGCTTGCGGAGTGTCGGCGAACTCATGAAAGCAAGGTGTGCCCAGGGTGTAGTGTAACAGTTTGGCATCCGGGTTAGGGCCAAACTCATCCGGTAACCAATTCCACTCAATGGGCAAGGATCCAATGCGCTCGTCCTTAAGCCAGGTAAATCTATGCAGTTCTGCACCAGTGGCGTTTTGTACGTAATCCGGAGTAAGTCGACGGTTAGGATAACTGCTGCAGTTCCACAAGATTACACTGCTCCAATTTTTCCTAGGATAGTTTTCGTTTTTACTACCCAAATATTTTTCTGTCATACGGGTTTTATAATCGTGTTTGACCACAAATACATCAGCATGATCATGATTTCGATAATTCCACAACTCAACAATATCACTGCGCAGGATCATGTCGCCGTCAATGAATATAGCCCAACCGTTGTAGCTCATTAGATACGGTACTAGGAATCTTGAATAGATAAAATCGTTTGAGCCGTCGGTGTGTGTTTCTGCATAGTCTTTAAACAGGTTCAAGGCCACTGGCACAATAGCCACAGGTTGACTGCTGTGCCGTATAATACTGTTTACACAGGTATGATATGCTATGGCTTCTCTGGGGTCATAGCCAACAAAGATTGGAATAGGAGTCACTGGCGTCTTTCTATGTCTTCTTCTGTGCAAGCATTACCGTATTGTATTTCAACCACACGCAAGGGCCGATCGGTTTCATTGCACAACTGGTGCCATTCTCCTCGATTGATGTGTATGTGTTGATGACAGGTAAATTCTCCCAGAAGTTCAGCATCGCTTTTGCGATTGATGGTGTAGACCGTGGCTGTGCCTTCGCTGACAAACCAGTGCTCGGCACGTTGACTGTGACGTTGCATGCTGAGTTGCTGTCCGGGTTCTACTGTGAGCTCTTTGACTTTGACTTCGTTGCCGGCTTCGTGTAATACACGATAGTAGCCCCAAGCACGTTGAGTTTTGGGAGCTTTCCACTCTTGCAGGATCCAACTGCTACTGTTGGCTTTGTCTTCTCCACCTACGCCAAACACAAACTCAATTCCATCAACTGTCATTTCCGGAATGTTGTCTCGGGTACGATCGCCGCCGTTGGCAAATATGATACGTGCTTCTGGATAGTGTGCTTGTACCTGTTGCAACAAGTGACCGGCTGTGTCGTTCTCGTCATCAAAGGTATAGACTTCATCTACCTGTTTAAGATTGTTCAGCACTGCCAGACGTTCTTGCCAGGGCATAAAAGCGCGACCTTTTTTACGGGCCAGCCATTCGTCGCTGTTGATGCCCACAATCAGCTGGTCGCCCAGAGCTCGTGCCGCTTTAATTAGGCGAATATGTCCAGAATGTACAGGATCAAATCCGCCGCTGACTACCACTATAGTTTTCATGCAAATATTTAAGCCAGTTGCAAACTGGGTTTACTTTATTGCCATACTCATGAGACTGTGATCAATCCAGGGCACTATCAGGTCCTGTTGCCGCAGATAATTATGGGCATGTATGCTATGATTTGCTGATTCTGGCAATAAATTTAATTCAACCAACTTATGCCAAGTGGCAGTTTTGGGATCCAGTGGTTCATGCGTGCTCTTGTACACTACAGCATGAATCCAGTTGTCTGTAGGAAATTGTTTGAAAAATCCAGAACGGCAGTCCCATCCGGCGGTGGCCAACATATACATCAGACTGACCATGGTGTAATGATAATAACACCCACTGGGCAAATGATAATCAAATTGTCTGCGATAAAAGTCTATAGTTTGTGGCACAGCAATATACAACATGCCACCGGAGCTGGTTATTTGCCACCAACGGCTCAGTGTTTGCACCGGATTCACACAATACTGAAAAGCGTCATGGCACCACAAGATGTCAAAACCGTTGCCGGATGCATGTATTTTTTCTTCAAAATCTGCAGATTGATAGGCAATGTTGGCATATTGTTTGGTCATGGGCAACTGATCTAATAGATCAATGCCTAGACATCGTATGTTCAATGGTTGTGGATTATCCTCTCTGGTAGTGCGTGTAGCCCACCACTCTAGATCTTCGCCGGTACCGCATCCCAGATCTACCACCGTGGCAATACTTTCCATAAAATCGTCGTATTCATACAACGCATTCAACACCTGCAGACTGTGACGATGGCTGTCGCCTGGATGTACAAATTTCATAACTGTATGTCCTCCATGCCAGCAGTGCGTAAGCGTACAATATGTCCGCTCATCCAGGATTTTGAATCCAGGCCCTTCATGATTCCCAGCCAACGATTGCGTAGCAAAGCTAATTCGTTAATAATAGTTTCAAAGTCGATGACTTCATCCTCACCGTCTACATATTTTTCTGCATCACGACTGGTCAAGGCTCGTGCGTATCCTTCGAGATATTTTTGAAAATGTCTACGACGAATTTTTCTCAGTTGTATATTGAGATAGTTGAGTACTGCTTCAATTTCTTGTAGTTGATTAAATCTGTGTTC